TTTTGCCTGGCGATACTACTCGTATGTCTGTTAATTATTTCGCTCGCTTGGCTACTCCTATTAAGCCTATCATGGATAATATTTATCTGGACTGGTTTTTCTTTTTTGTACCAAACCGCCTCGTTTGGGAACACTGGCAGAATTTCTGCTTTGAACAGGAAGACCCTGATGATAACACTGATTATGTCATTCCTACTGTTACTGCTACTGACAACTCTAATAATGCTTATATAGGCTCTCTTTGGGACTATTTCGGCTTGCCCGTGAATACGTCTGGTAATTTATCTGGTATTAGCGCTCTTCCATTTCGTGGTGTTTACCTCATTTGGAATGAATGGTTTAGAGACGAAAATCTCCAGAAATCCGTCAAGATTCAGAAAGGCGATAACAACGAAGTATTGGACTCTACTCGATCTTCTGATCAGCCTTCTTGGGTTTTCTCGTCAGGTACCAATATTGTTTGCGGCCTTGCCTGTCCGCCTCGCGGTAAGCGTCATGATTACTTTACTTCTGCTCTTCCGTGGACGCAGAAAGGCCCTGGCGTTAATATATCTCTTACTGGTAATGCTCCTGTTATTGGTGATGGTCATCGTCTTGGTTTCGCTCCTAATGACGCTGGTAGTGCAGTTGGCTATCTTTCAATGACTCATAATGTTGGCGCGATGCTTCGCAAAGCAGATGGTTCCGAATGGGAAACTGGTCAAACTGCTTTTGTTACTTCCGACAAAAATCAATCAGGCTTGCTTGCTGATCTTTCTGCTGTTTCCGCTATGACTATCAACGGCCTTCGCACTGCTTTTCAGATGCAGAAGTTTTATGAACGTCTTGCCCGTGGTGGTAGCCGGTATACAGAAGTGCTTCGCTCTTTCTTTGGCGTAGTTTCTCCGGACGCTCGTCTTCAACGCCCTGAGTTCCTCGGCTCTTTCACTAAAATGGTTAACGTCAATCCAATAGCTCAGACTTCTGCAACCGATACTACCTCTCCCCAAGGCAATCTCTCTGCTTATGGTGTTACTGCCGCTAAGTTTCATGGTTTCACTAAATCTTTCGTTGAGCATGGCTATATTTTCGGCTTTGTATGCGCTCGTGCTGATTTAACCTATCAGCAAGGTATTAACAAAATGTGGCTTCGTTCTACTGTTTACGATTTCTATTGGCCTACATTCGCGCATCTTGGTGAGCAGGCCATTGAACTTCGTGAGATCTATGCTCAAGGCTCTGAAGCTGATACTTCTGTTTTTGGCTATCAGGAACGTTATGCCGAATATCGCTATAAACCTTCGCAGATTACAGGCAAGTTCCGTAGCTCTGTAACCGGTGGTAACCTTGACGTTTGGCACCTTTCACAGTTCTTCGTAAATCCCCCAACTCTCAACGAGGAATTTATTACGGAAAATCCGCCTATTGAGCGCATTATTGCTGTTCCCAGTGAGCCTGAGTTCTTGCTTGATATAGGCTTCCGTTACACTACTGTGCGTCCTATGCCTATGTTTGGTACGCCTGGCCTTGTTGATCACTTCTAGAAGGAGTTGGTTTTATGTCATGGCTTTCTAATACTTTAGGCAGCATTGTTGGTTCTGTTTTTGGATCCTCAGTTCAGGATCATTACAATTCTGCTAATGCCGCACAGGCTAACGCGTGGAACGTTGAAAACTATAAACATCGTTATCAATGGGCCTCAGAAGATATGCGCAAAGCTGGTCTTAATCCTATTCTTGCCGCAACTAATGGTATAGGCGGTTCTATATCTGGAGCTTCAGCTGCTTCTGTAGGTATGAGTGATATTGGTTCTACCATGAACTCTGCTAAAGCCGCTAGTGCCGCTGAAAGGCAGGCCAAGAACGCCGAGCATCTTGCAATATCTCAAATTGATAAAAACGTCGCAGAAGCCGATTCTGTGCGTCAGAGCACCCATGGTACAGTTCTTCAGAATGGTATTCTTGCAAATGACTTGAATCTTCGCGAGCAGACTTATGAAAAACGTCTTGGTTATGAGCTTGAAAAGATGAATTTGGAGCTTGAAAACCTTCGGCTTCAGGGTTCTTACCTTAGCTCTGGTGTTTTGAACAATATTGCTTCTGCTAACCGTTCTAATTCTGCCGCCGCTTTTGATAATATTCAAACTGAAATGGCAGGTATGGAACGTGATTTTTATAAGAATCTCGAAAGTCTTACAGGTGCTCCTAGATCTGTCGCTAGTGGTGTTGGTTCTACTGTCAAAAATGTTATAGGCTTCCTCGGAGGTCGTTATTTTGGAAGGAGATAATTTTATGTCCAATAAAACTACTATGATTCTTACCTTTATCGTTTCTGTTGTTGTCCCTTTTATTCAGGAAGTTGTAGATCTGATCGAAGCTTTAAAAGGTCGTTCTACTGCATCCACTCAGCTTGTCAGTAAAGTTGCATCCGACTTTTCGCGTGATGTTGACAAACTTGTTGAGCCAGTTGTTGATAAAAGTGATTCTAAGAAGACTAGCCGTTTTTTCGGTTCTTGGAGGGATGCTAAATGAGAAGGCGCCGTTTATCTAAAAAAGGTTCTCGCCGTCTTTTCCGGCGTACCTCCAGATCTCGCCGTAGAAATTTTAAAAGAGTAGGACGAGGTGGATTTAGGATTTGACATTCTGACTTAATCCTGATACAATCGGTACAGGTGATTAATATGGTTTGTTACAATCCTATTCTTATGTATCCAGTTGAAGGAGCGGTTACCAAAAATGGAAAACAGCATTATAGTTTTTACGGTAGCCTTGCCTCTCACCCTGAGCTTGCTAGTGATAACCGTTTCATTCGTTGTTCTTGTAAACAATGTATTGGCTGTCGTCTCGAAAATAGCAGACAGTGGGCTGTCCGTGCTGTTCACGAAGCCCGTTCTTCGTCTTCTGCTTATTTCGTTACTTGCACTTTTGACGATTATCATTTGCCATGTGATAAAAGCTTGAGCAAGAAATTTCATCAGACATTTATGAAGAATCTTCGTCGTGAGTATGGCAGTGGCATTCGCTTTCTTGGCTGTGGTGAATATGGTGAACTTCATGGTCGTCCCCATTATCATTACATTTTGTTTAATATTGATTTTGATGACAAAATTTTTCGGTTCCGTACAGATGGTTACAATACTTATACTTCTTCTCGTTTTGCCAAAGTATGGAAATACGGCATGCATCTTATTGGTGAGTTTAGCTTTGATTCTGCTGCCTATGTCGCTCGCTATATAGTTAAAAAGCAGACAGGTAAAGATGCTCCTTCTCACTATAAAGGTCGCATTCCTGAATTCATGGTTGCGTCCAATCGCCCTGGGATAGGTGCTAAATGGCTCGAAGATCATGGTGAAGAATGTTATGCCAATGATTATGTTGTTATCAACGGCAAAAAAATGCGTCCTCCTCGTTATTACGATAAAAAATTCGATGAAACGCATCCTCATTGGATGGAATATATTCGTAATAATCGTATTGAAAAGATGATGCATCATTTAGAAAATAATACTTTTGAGCGTCTTGTTGATCGCTGTCGTTTTCAAGAAGGCAAGTATAAGCATTTTCTTGGCAGAAAGCTTGACAAGGTATTATGATTGTGTTATCATTAAGTCAGAAACGAGGTGATGCTTATTAGTGAATTTGAAGCTGTTAAAAAATTCTGTTGTGATCGTAATATTTCTTTTGACTACTCTTTTCGTGGCAGTAAATATGCCGCTTACCGTCTTAAACCTGATGATTCTAGAGTTATTCGCCTTGATAATGACTATTTTGTTATATCAGCTATGTTATATCTTATGATTCGCAGGTATTTAGTTGCACTTAGAAAAGGAGATGGTTCCGCTGAGACTTTATTCCATTTATGATTCCAAGGCTGAACAGTTCAGCCCTCCGCAGGTTTATCACAATGATATGCTCGCTCTTCGAGCTTTTGAAGGTATAGTTAACGATGATAAAATGCTTATTAAAAAGTATCCTGAAGACTTTACTTTGTATTATGTTGGCAATCTTGGTGACAGCGATGGTCGCTATTACATTGAGAATTGTGACGAGTCCCGTATTCCTATCATGGTTGGTCGCGCCATAGAATATGTGCAGACTGTTGACAGTAATTGTACTAAATGATAATCTAATAAAGAGCGTATCAGAAAAAGGACGGTCTCGCAAGAGATCGTCTTTTTTTTGTACGCTACGCCCGCCGCGTCTAGGCGTTTTCGAAAGGAGGTGAAACTATGAAATTTAAGACAGCTTATGGTCCCATAGAAGAACATGATCATTGCGGCATTGAATTTACTATGCCGTCTTTAACCGTACAGGACGAGAAAGATGAGACTGATATCAACTACATCGTAAATAAGTATGCTGACGGTCAGAAAGGTATAGCTACTCTGGACCTCGGCGATAGTTCGCAATACGCTTATCTGCAGTTCGGAGATGCAACGCTTCCCGGTGACTACAGTACAGCTCTTGAACTTGTATCTGGAGTTCGTGAAGAATTCTACACTTTACCCGCTTACGTTCGAGCTAAATTCGGTCACGATCCTATGAATTTCATCGAACAGTTGAATGATCCTGCAACGCTCGAATATCTTCATCAGCAAGGTCTGTATGACAGCGATTATACCTTTGATAAACCACAACAGTCCGTAAGTAACAAACAAACACAAGAAAAAAGTAACACTTTAGAACAAAATAATGAAGAAACACAAAAATAGGCGGCACCGAAACCAGTTACTTACTTGATGTAACTGGTGTAGGTGACGCAAAAATAATCTAAAACCTAATAATAATTTTCTTTAGGTTAATTATTAGGTTTACACTTCGAAGAAGGTGAAATTTTGGCTCGAAAAAAAATAAGAGTTCGAGGACATCGCTTTAGCGATGCTCCTGCAATGTACATGAAAAGGACTAAATTCGACCGTTCTCATGTTTATAAGACAACGTTTGATTCGGGTAAGCTCATACCTGTATTTGTTGACGAGGTTTTGCCTGGCGATACTACTCGTATGTCTGTTAATTATTTCGCTCGCTTGGCTACTCCTATTAAGCCTATCATGGATAATATTTATCTGGACTGGTTTTTCT